ATAAAGTGTGGGTCATTCATTTCATTCACCACATGACTGACCATTTCTGTGGCCTGTCGAGCTGCGTGTTCATCATCTTCAGAATCAGCCACAAACTCAAAGTTGATTTCGCCATTGGGCACCAGGCCCTTGGTGACCACAGCAGTGGCATAGTCTACCACAGGCTTTACTGATGGGTGAATATAATCTATGCCGTTTACTGGTGCTGTGGAGTCTGTAACTGCCAGGCACAAGTAGTGATAGTCTGACGCACGATTTACTGCGTTCTTTGTGCCCAGGTAGCGTAGATATGAAGCCATCTTCACATCCATCTGGTTTTTCATACGCACAAAGCGGGCATTTTGTGGTCGATTCTGGTTGATGTCATCAACAGGTATGTTTTTTATATCCAGCACGGTGGGTTTTCCTTATGTGTGTTATTTAGCGGCTGGGTTGTTTTGTGGTTATTGTATGGTCTTTTGTTCGCCACTCGTGACATAGGCCAAGTGACATACCTGGCACACAATCGGTTCTTCTTCTGGATCCATTTCATACACTGCATGGTCAGCATGCATGCTTCTAAGTGTGTATTCAAATGCTATTCGATGTGGGTCACACACTACTGTGGCACGGTCTCCAATGGCAATCACATAGCGTGCTGGTTCTAGTTCTATTGTCATGGGATTATGCCTGCCGCAGAACACAGCATCTGTGCCAGGTACTCACCACGGTGATGACTGCGTGAACCGTGATAGTGAATGATGCGAGCCTGACTGATCGGCAGGTTATTGAATGGCCCGTGTTCACCCAGGTCTGGCAAGCGTCTGCCTGATTCAGCTTGCCAGTTCAGCTCAGGGTGATGTGCATCTTCCCAGGTCAAACCCTGTGACCAAAACATTTCGTTGAATATGATCTGTTCCTGATCCCAGATTGACAGATCCCAGTTTTGTGCCATTTGTTCACCTATTTGCCATACTGATTCGCTCATGTGTGCAGGATGATATCTCACAGCAGCATTGAAGTAGTTGGGGAATTTTTCAGTGCGTGGTGGCGTGGTCCAATTGAACAGTCGGTATTCGGGCCAGCGACCAAATATTTCCACAGGTTTCACTATCACAGTGTCAGAGTCTAGATAAAGAATGTTGCAGGGTTCTGAGTGCCAGAGATCACTCAGCCTGCGCCAGTTGGCTTGAAACATGCTCACACGATCCTGAAACACGCCATCAAACACCACTGGCTCCCAGCGTCCACGCAGGTTGCGTTCTGCTGACAGCAAGCTGTAGCGAAACATCTGATCATAACTGTCTTGCACGCCAGGTGCGCCTGCTGGTTCAATGCCGTGTTGAGGTTGGGTTTCTGTAATTTTGCAATTGGTCCATACTACATAATTTTTCATTTGATTTCCTTTGTGATGGCTAGTATTCTATCATCCTGTCTGTGTGCATGTCCACGATAGTAGTCTGTGGTGTGTGGATGAAATTTTTGCCAGCCCAGCAAGAACTGGGTAATAGTCTGCAGACTGCTGTCGTTTTCAATGTCTTCTATAAAGTAAGTGCCTCCAGGTGCCACAAACTGCCAGTAGTTTCGGAATGTGGCAATCTGACTGGCAGCATCATGTGCTCCGTCGTCTATCACAAACTGATATTCAGGCAGGTCAGGCACTTGAGCTGAATCTGTTGAGTCCACACCCCAGTGGAATCTCGCAACAATTTCTGACTGAAATGGCAGTTCAGAATTGAAGCCCTCGCGCAGGTCAATGCCTGTGAGCCACACTGTATCAAAATACTCTTGCCACAACAGCAGACTGCCGCCAGTCATCACACCAATTTCCAGCACTGACGCATGCTCACGGTGGGGTGCAAAATGCCGTTCGTAATAGTCAATGTATGAATGCATGGAGCCTTTGTCACTGAATGTAGTGACCATTTCACCTGGTGTGTTGGCTGCGTGAGTGTTAACCAGGTTCGTGTAAATTTCTCTAAGTGTTTTCATGTATTATCCTTGTGGATCATAACTGCGTTTCCAGCTGGGTCGGGATGAGTCATCACGCTGAACATATCTGTCGCGTTGTGCTGCCATGCGCTGTTGTGGTGTCTTGTTGTCCCAGGGTTCAGCAATGCCTTGTAAACATGCTAGTATAGCATAACGGCATGAGTCAATACAGTCATCTGGGTCTGAGAATCGGCCCTGCTGATCCACAAAGTAGTTTTGTGCTTCACGCAAGAAGTCCACACAATTCTCATTTACCATGAGTGATCCCACTTCCAGCATCTGTCGCATTTGGTTGATGCCGTATGATTTATGATTGGTCACACGCCCTTGTGGATCTGGTGGGTTCATGATGGCTCGTTCATGCACATTCAGTTCGTACTGTTCAAACAGTTCTCTGATTGAAGTGGTACTCATAGTGTAACGGCCTTGTGTGTTGGCATCAGCAGGCAACACAATGGGAGTGCCGTATACTTCTGGGCGTAAGAGATGATTGATGTACTGTGTGGGCACAGCTTCTTCCACTCCTTGAACCACTATTTGTTTATGCAGCCAGGCAGACCGTTCGTATGGATCCCAGTACATCAAACTGATCACAGTTTTGTCATTGACCAGGCCCAAGTCCAAGGCAATCACACGCTGTATGTTGCGCATTTCTGCAAAGATATAATCACCGCTCTTATAGGTTGGCCAGTTGCGAATTTGAAACACAGCACCCTTGCCCATGATGGGACGACCCTGCATCCTGGCCTCGCGTTCGTGCGGCAGGTAGTCGCGTTCCAACTGCTGTCGGGTTGAGTTGAGTAGGAAAGGTTCCGACCATAAGTCGTATTCAGGCACATCATCCCAAGACACACGAATGTAATCGTAGCCTTCTTCTTTATTCCAAAATTTTGATACCAAGCCATTGAGTCCTTTGAGTGGTGTGAACGAGCACAGGATCATGCCTTGTGTGGTTGCAGTTCTAGTGACTATTTCTGAAAAGAAATCATCTGGTGGCTGCTCGTCAAACACTGCCAGGTCCAATTTGAAACCCTGTAGTTGTCTGACCTCTTGTGTGTAGTTGGCAAACAACAGGTATGATTTGCCACCACTCACATGAGCAATCTCAACGCCTATACAGTTGGCACCATCCGACCGCATGGTGTCACGGTGTATGGCTGATCTGGGAACAGCACCTGTGCCCAGGTTGTCTGACTGTTTGACATCTGGAGCACCCAGGAGTTCATTCTGCAGGACCAGGGCAACCTGACTCCATCCTTCTCCTGCTACCATGCAAGTGATGGGTTTGGTGAAGCGGTGTCCGGTCCACCAAGCAGGATATTGCCCTGTAAGATGCATGGCAGTTTCATAGCAGGTTGATACTGTTTTGCCAATTCGGTTGGCTGCCAGGATGCCTCGGCGTGTGGAAATGGTGTTGAAAAAATTCAACTGATGTTCAAATGGTCTAAAGTATTTGAGCTGGTTGAACTGCATGTCTTCAGCCACAGCAAGACTCAAGTCTCTAAACTGTTCTTGTGTGGCGTGATCCAACAGTGCGAGACTGTCGGGCTTGAGACCATTCTGATCACAGGTCCAACGCACAGCACGCCGCATGAGCACACCTGGGTCAAGCACGAGCCATCCTTTCGTGTATCAATTGACAATAGGTAGGATCTATTTCTGTGCCTACACTGTCCAGGCCCAGTTGTTGTGCTACCAGCATGGTAGTGCCAGCGCCAGCAAAAGGATCATAAACAACATCGCCCTTTCTTGCAAACAGTTTGAGACAGCGACGAGCCAGTTCAGCAGGCATCTGTGCTGGATGATCCTTTTGGCGTGCAGGTGCTATTGACCATATGTGATCTCGAGCCCAGGCAGTCTGTTCCGGCATGGTGATTAGACTGTGTTCACGCTGTGTGGGTCTATAGATATCACCTTTGCTGAACATCTGCACATACTCTGTTGAATACCAAAGATATATCTTTGAGGGTATGCCCATGCTGCCAGCAGCACCACGATAGCCACTGATGGTGTTCTTTTGCCATATACGCTCACCATACCACAACAGGTCTGCAGATTCAGCAGCATGATGAACCCAGTGATGATAGGGTTCTCTTGCACTGAACCTGGGCTGTATGTTGATTATGAATCTGCCAGTGTGTTTGAGTATGCGACCTACTTCACGAATCCAGGCAGCAGTCCAGGATCTGTAGTCCGTGATGTCGTCCCGGTATGTGCCATAGGGCATGTCAAAATTGTAGGGCGGGCTGGTGACCACAATATCTACAGACTCTGCCGGCTGTGATTGCATCCAGGAGATACAGTCTTGCTGGTGTAGCTGATAGGCCATTATGAGGACTCATTGATAGGCCAGTGCTGTCGAACCTGTTCCAGGCTGCGTAAGGCATGACAAAGACTCATAATGTCTTCAGGAGTGCCCAACCATGTGGCAGGATGAGTGAGATCCACACCTGGCGGCTTGCTGAGAATGTGCATGAGTCTTTCCACAATCAGTCGCTGTGAGTGTTCCAGCTGTCCGGGAAATTTCTGCAGGAATGCTTCACGACTGGCTGCATTGACCTTTTGCATGATCCTGGTGTCATCCGCACGCCGTGCTTCCACAGCAGAATGGATCATGCCATCTCTTAGAGTGTGGTCAGAGGTCATGCTTCAAGATCCCAGGGATTCTGTGCAGCACGCTGGTCCAGGCTGATAAAGTCTCTGTCCACATAAACTACCCACTGATTGGTGTCATTGTACTTCATGGTCTGCATCATGGCTCGCAAGCGGCGACCAATGGGAGTGAGTGTGCCGTCTTCACGCTGCACCAGTTGTTCACCTGTGCGTGGATCCACCCACTTGATGATCTCTGGTCTCATGCGGCCAAACTTGTCAATCTTCTCACCGTGTGGGCGTGGCTCAATTGGACCATGCACTTCATAGGTTATGGTGCCATTGGTGTACTTGCGGAATGTGCAGTGCATCTTGCGACCTTGAGCACGATACTCAGGATCAGAGTGTGGCACAAACGCAGTGTAAAATTGATTCTGCACTTGTTCAATGGGTGGGATTTCAGCTGATCTTGGCGGCAGCGTTTTTAATGGCTCTTCAGGCACTAGGTCAGTCTTGTCCAGGTAAGGATTGTCATGACCAATAAATTTAGGATCAACAGGCTCGCCATTCAGCACATCCATGGCCACTTGATATTTCATCTTGTTGGCACGGCCTTTCAGATTCAGC